GTATGAGGTCTTCAAGAAGGTATCAACACGGTATGAACTGCCTGACGGGTCAAAGCAGTTCGGTAAAGCGATACTCAATGATCCAGAAACCTACTTTACTGAGGATATCATGCACAAGCTGAACCTCGCTGCAGAAACGGAGTTTAAATATGGAGCAGGAAATGAAGAAACCGTTCAAGACAGTAACGACTGAGTACTTCTCAGAGGTACAGGAAACCGCAGTCGGTATAATGGAGAGGCGTATCAAGGTGGTGGCTACCACAAAACAATGGGTTGGTTCTGATAAAGACCCAATCGTATCTACTACATTTGAATATCTATAAGGAACGAAAAAATGAATATCGGTGATGAAGTTGTCTACAGTGGTGACTATGGTGAAATCCTTACGGGGATTTTAACTGCCGTTGGTTCTGATAAGGACTCCTATGATGACATTAAATTGAAGGATGGAGTATTCATGTACAAGTCCAAGAAGTTGAAGAAGTATGTTCCCTTCAAGGAGAAGTCCCTCAACTCTGTCTATATCGAAATTACCAAGGGCGATACTGCTGGTCTTGCAAATTTTGATTATATTCTTCCGAATGAACTGATTGGAACGGTCTAAATAACTCACCATGCCAGTAAAAAAAACGAATCACTGCTATGATCTAGATAGATGTCTAGTTGAGTGGGAGCTCATACAGTTACGTCTAGGCGATAAACTATATGATAAACCAACGTATGGGCATGGCCGTCAGACTTGTTTGCAACGTAAGAACAAGAATGTTGTCAATCCATATACAGATGGAGTCGGTGAAAAACGAGAGAAGAAAAACCGTATCATAAAAGAACATTTAGAATATACAGTATTAAATGAAGTTTATGAAGGCACGATTTATGCTGACATAATAGATGATGTGGATGGTGTACGTTCTAGGATTATGTTTATGGATGCTTATACAAATTATTCTGTTCACAAAGACCAAACCCCTCGTTATCATCTGGCTCTAATAACAAACCCAAATGCTTACTTTATTTTTCCCACGTTGAATGAAATAATTCATATACCATCTGATGGTTTTCTCTATGAGGTTGATACTACATTGCCACACAGTTTTGTTAACTGTGGACCTGACAGAACGCATTTGTTGATCTCAAAAAGGAGTTCATCATGATTAAGTACAGAATTTTTTCAAAAGAAACAGTAGTAGATAACATGGACGAAGACCAAGTTACAACATGCATTGATATACTGCGAACTGCCAATCCAAATATAATCTATGATTTTGAGAAATACAACTGGTCGGCGGTTGAAAAACGCATGGGGCGTGATCCAGACCTTCACTAAAACATTATAAATAGTCCCATGCAAGATTTTATGGGAAAAGATGGTTTTAGTTGGTTTGTTGGTGTAGTCGAAGACAGAAACGACCCTAATCAATTGGGTAGGGTCCGTGTTCGTGTGCTTGGACGACACAGTGATGATTTAACTCAGGTTAAGACTACTGACTTACCGTGGGCGCATGTGATGCACCCCGTAACTGATCCCTCTATGCAGGGATTAGGACACACACCCTCGTTTTTAACACAAGGTTCGTGGGTTGTTGGTTTCTTTAGGGACACTGAAGCACAACAACCTGTCATTATGGGTTCTTTGCCCGGAGCTCCAAGTAATACAGCTGATCCAACTCAAGGATTTAATGATCCCCGTGGAGAAGATGCTTTACAACCATCATTTCAAGGCGATCCTTCTTACGGTCCATATCCCGGCTTACGAGATAGCGGCCACGATATTTTAGAATCGGATACTAACCGTCTTGCAAGAGGTAAAAGTTCAGAGAGTCATCAATCTCTAATTGATCGTAGATCACAGAGGTTGCGTGGTGATCCCGCACCTAAAACAGAACCAGCTGATCCCGCTGATAAGACAGGTATTCCTACTGCAACCAAACCATATTTGGTTAACGTATCTGATGAAGCTGTACAAGAAACACGGGGTTTCTGGGAAGAACCAAACCCCAAAGGTATTAAACAAAATGCAAACCCTTATATCTCTGGATCATACCCATTTAATCATGTGTTTGAATCTGAGTCGGGTCACATTACGGAAGTTGATGACAGTCCTGGCGCAGAGAGGTTGTATCGTCAACATGCAGAAGGAACATTTGAAGAAATTCATCCAGACGGTAGCATGGTTACCAAGATTGTCGGTAGTAACTATGAAATTGTGATTGGTAGTGAGAACATTGTTATCAAGGGTTCACAAAATATTACGGTTGAGGGTTCGGTACGAGAACTTATTAAGGGAGATTATATACAGGAGATTGAAGGAAACTTCTTTCAGAAGATACACAAGAACCATCGTGTCAAGGTTGGTGCCTTACAAGATGATAAAGGTAAACCGATTGGCGGTAATCGTGAAGAAGAGATCGTTGGCAATCATTCTTTCAATATCAACGATGATATCAAAGGTAGAGTTGGTGGAGATTCGGTTGTCACCTTTGATAAATCTAAAATTCAAATTGTTGGTGGTGGATATGATTTAGATGTTACGGGTAAGGAGATGGATTCAAACGCCAATGCCGATGGTGTCTTCATAACAACTAATTCTAACTACACCGTGCTTGCAAAGACCGATATATCTCAGTCAACTATATCAGGAATTATGTCTCTGAAGTCTGGTAGCACATTGAATGTAAAGTCAGCAGCTGCAATGACTATCAATCCAGAAACAACACTGAGTCAAATCGTTGGTACTGCATGGACAAGTACCACAGGAACAACATGGACTCATACCTCTACAGGTAACGTAGCAATTAACGGTGCAAGGATTGACTTGAACTAATGGCTGAATTTCAATTTATAGTGAATGGAGAACTGGTTACTTATGATAAATACGAAGACATACCAGAAGATTTCGAAAATGTTATCAAGTTTTTGCCAGACACACCAGAACCAGAAGGTGAAGATGGTAATCACACTGATGAACAACATGAAGCAATGGCAGTATGGAATGAGAGACTGCAAGAACTGATGGAGAAAGAACGTGCCCGCAGCAACTAGAATTGGCGATGCAGATGTTACACACTGTTCCACCCCAGCAAGAGCAGAAGGATCACCAACTGTGTTTGTAAATAATATTGCATGGTCAAGACAGGGTGATAACAATACATCGCACCTGTTACCCGGCGCACCTTGTCCATCACATGCAGCACCAATTGCAACGGGTTCATCGACTGTCTTTGTCAACGATAAAGGTGCTGGTAGAATTGGTGATGGTATTAGTGGTTGTACTTCTGTTGCTGAGGGAAGTTCCAATGTATTTGCAGGAGGTTAGATATGGTTGATTTTTCAAATCCAAATATATGTGGTGCAAGTCCAGAACTAAATGACGTTATGAGTAAACTTACTGCGGCAAAAGCAGATGCAAAGGCAAAACTAGATGAAGCTGCATCTACTGCTGCAGCTGCGTTTGAGGAAGCTCAGAATGAACTTTCGGGACTAAAGGATAAACTTCAAACTATAGAGATACCCTCTCTACCCAAGTTAAATTTACAGGCAGAGATTAAAAGTCTTACCTCACAGATACCCGGCACTCCATCCTTTTTATCTTCACTAGCAAAAATTAAAACAGAGTTTGAAGATGACATCAAGTCCGCTGGTTTATCATTGGATACTCTTGTTAGTGATGCAACTAAAGCAATATCGGGTGGTGGTGATGTTTGTGCTCTCGTTCCCAATCTTGAAAAAGATTCGGGGAGTACTGAACCATCAGTGCAAAAACCTATCGCACCAAAACAAGCAGATAAACCAGCTGAAACCGAAGCTCCATCTGTAGTAAATCAAAATCCAACTATTGTGACAAAGACTGAAGAGATAGAAGAAAAGACAGTAGCTTGGACTTGGGATGAACCAACTCCACCAAAAGAAGACACAGGAGAATATGTAGTATCTCAAACTACACAGACAGTATCAATTACAAAAACCGAAACAACTGGTGGTGGTTCAACAATTCGTAGAAGTGAACCTGCTAAGGTCACTCCGCCGGAACCACAAACAAATCTTGCCAATCCAGAAACAGAAGGTTTCGTAGATAGACCAGCCAGAGAAAGAGAGTTTATAAAATTTGAGAATTTAGAAATTTCTGGTGATAAGATAACTATTAAAGGACTAACATATCAACCACAGCTTGTTTCATATATAGCAATTTATCCGGGCGCAAATCCAAACTTTCTTGTACAACCAAAAGACAGTCGTATTAAAGAAGGTCCATTACCAAATATGCCCCAAAATGAATTTAAGGCTTTAAAAGCAGTATTCAAAAAAGAGGGACAACCACCATATTATAATAGTGATAACGGCGATCATGCTATTACTATTCTTGGAAGTCGCAAGACTTCTTTACGGAGGACGGAGGGGTTGGACGAAGGTGGCGAAAAAGCAACGATAAACTCTGATGGGTCAGTTACGGTCTTTTCATTTCAGGGCGTCCCTGATGGTAACCATCCCGGCAATATTAATAGTACAAAGTCGCTACACCTTGATTCTGGAATACTGAGTGATAAAACTGGCATCGTATCAAGAGCTAAATTTAAAGAATCTATATCTAAGTCAGGAAGGTTTCGAAACGAAGACGGTGACTACCGTCTTGATCGTAAGCTTAATAAAAGATTTGGAGGATTTGCTGCTGAGATTGTATATGTATATCTTGACAACTATAATCCTGATAAAAAAGCGTAATAAATACAAACACACATAGAGGAGTTATATTATGGGAAAGAAAAAATCAAGGGCGACACAAACATCAAAAGGCGAACGTAACAACGTAAGCAAAGATGTGAGTAAAGCACTTCGTAGAGATTACTTGCAGAATGATCTTGCACGAACAACTAATCAAGTGAACGCTTTTAAGAAGGGTAAGAATGTCATGCTGACAATTCCTAACCCAAATACAAATGAGACAAACAAACGATTTCTTCGAGTTAATGCAAAGGACGTTTGGAAGTTTAATAATAAGTTTATTATGAAACATAATACATCAGAAAATGTATAAATAATAATAAAGAGGAATGCTCATGAGCGCTAAAGACGCATATACTGACGGCACATATCAAGGTGAAGACCGTGGTGCTCAACTGTATTCTGATATTGATTTATTCTTTGGTCCGAAGAATGGATCAAAGGATATTAATAAGGTAACTAATTTTACGGCAGTCAAGCGATCCGTAAGAAATCTTGTTCTAACCAACTTCTACGAAAAACCCTTTCACCCAGAAATTGGTTCTGGTGTAAGAGATATTCTATTTGAACCTATGACTCCTATCACCGCATATGTTCTGACCATGAAGATAGAAGAGGTGATTGAAAACTTTGAACCAAGGGCTAGACTCGTTGGAGTTCGAGCCATACCCAATCTTGACAACAATGCATATAATGTTACTATTGAGTTTTATGTTGTTAATGCCCCAACAGAACTTGTGAATATGGAAGTTCTATTAGAGAGATTACGATAATGGCAACAACTAGAAAAAGACTCAGTGTAACAGAATTTGACTTTGATGAGGTTAAGGATAACCTAAAAATTTTCATGCGAAATCAGACAGAGTTCAAGGACTATGACTTCGAAGGTTCTGGTCTGTCTGCTCTTTTGGATGTGCTTGCATACAATACGCATTACCTTGGTTTCAATGCGAACATGCTTGCAAATGAGATGTTCCTTGACTCCTCTCAACTAAGGTCGAGTGTGGTTTCTCATGCGAAGACCTTGGGATACACCACTCGTTCTGCAACAGCGGCAAAAGCAACTGTTGATGTATTTTTGAATACATCTAACACCAGTGCAACTATGCCAGCAGGAACGGTGTTCAATACTAGTGTGGGTGATGAGTCTTATCAGTTTGTAACTATAAAATCTGTTACTGCATCTTTAAGTGGTTCTAGTATTGTATTTGATGATGTAGATATATATGAGGGCAGTTATGTTTCAACTAGATATACTGCTGACACTCAGAATGTTGAACAGAGATTTATTATTAACGATGAGAGAGCAGATACAACAACTATCTCAATTACTGTGCAAAACTCTGCATCTGATACTACATCAAATGCACATACTTTGGCAACAGATATTTCTGGACTAACCTCTACATCGAATGTATATTTTCTTCAAGAGGTTGAGAATGGTAAATATGAAGTATATTTTGGTGATGGTGTTCTAGGTAGTGCGATAGAGGATGGTAATATTATCATAATCAATTATGTTGTTACCAACAAGGGCGCATCCAACAGGGCGGATACATTTACTTCATCCTCTGCAATCGATACAGTCAATAGTGTTAATGTTGTTACTGTTTCAAATGCTGCTGGTGGATCAGAACCAGAGAGTATTGAATCTATCAAGTACAACGCACCACTAGATTATGCATCACAAGGTCGATGTGTTACAACAGAAGATTACAAGACATATGTTAAACAGTTGTTCGCAAACACTCAAGCGGTTTCTGTTTGGGGTGGTGAGGATGGTTCATTTAATCCGGTTACTGGTGTATCTGATGTTCCAGAGTATGGTAAAATTTTCATTAGTGTTAAGTCAACCACAGGGCTAAATCTAAATGAAATTCAAAAGGCGCAGTTAGTAACAGATTTGTCTCCGTACACTGTAGCGTCTATTACTCCTGTAGTTGTAGATGCAGAAACTCTAAGCATTATCCTTAATGTCAATTTTAAATTTGATAGTAACAAAACAATAAGTTCTAAAGAATCGTTAGAAACACTTGTACAATCTA